ATGATTGCAGCGAACTACAGGAAGTTTCCCGAAGCCATGGCGCTTCAATGGCCGCTGCCATTCGGTCGTGCTCTGGTGTGGGCTCTGAAGCGGCCAACTCAGCGCATCCTGAGAAAAATTCGCGCCGACCGGGCCGCAGCTTTCAAGGCAGCAGGCCGGATCAAGTACCCAGAAAAGAAGGTGACACCGGCATGGTTCAAGGCTGCAAAGCGCACTGCAAAAATTCTGGCAAAAAAGGTCGAAGAAGCCTGCATCAAATTGGATTTTGAAAACGATGGTTTTCAAATTTTCGGGCATGAAAAGAAACTATATAAACTGTTTGCACTGTTTCAAGAATTGGGAGCGTGACGGGCACGTATTGCCCGGATCATTTCGCCGTCATGGGCAGAGGTGGCCGTTGCCCCGTCAGTGTCATCTACATACGAAACAGGCATAGCGCGGGCCTGCGGTGGTGGTGCGCTTTGCTGTGGTCCCGCACCTTGTGGGCCGATCTGGTTTCCGGCTTGCTGGGTGCCTGCGACCTGGACAGATGGCAGATCACAGGTAACAGCCGTGCGCCGGCCGTGCCAGTCAATGACCCCGGAGCAGTGCCCGGTAGGGACAAACGCATACCCAGCGGCCCGCAATTCGTAGTCTGTGATCGTTGAGACGATCTGGCCGTTTTGGCTGACCGTGAACATGTAAACGCTTTTTTTAGCACTGACCATTGCGCCCGTGAGGTGTATGCCTTTTTCAGCAAATGGCTCAGGGTCTGCAATGGGCTTGGAGGCCGCAGCAACGGGCGCAGGGGGCACGCCGAGGACTGGCGCAGGGGGAGGCAGGGCGAAAGTGGCAGACGTAGGCGGTAGGGATGACTGGAGCACTGCGCGAGGCAATGCCGCAGGGGTGGCAGCCGTGGAAGGCTGACGAGCGCCCGAGGGGGGGGTCTGCCGGATAACGTCAACGGGCGTCCGAAATGTGCCGGAGGCAATCATGCCCACGATGATCAGAGCGCAGAGGCCGGCCCCCATGAATGTCCAGTGCCGCCAGATCGGGACCACATCCGCCGCGCCGAATTCCTGCACGGCCTGCCCTTGGGTGTGCGATCTGTACAGGCCAAAAAACTTTTTGTTGTAGCGACGAACCGCGGTGTTCATCACCTCGCCCCTCACGCCGTCCTGAACCTTGCGGGTGTAGCTGCCAGACGAGCCCAGAGCAATATTTTTGCGGACCCGGTAAACCATCTGCACAAGGTCACGGATGGCGGCTGAAATCTTGCCGTGTGACTGGGTAATAAGAAGCACGTCCACGTTGAAATGCCGGTGCATGCTGTACCACTCTTCAACCGATCGGGCAGTCTCTCGATCTGGTAAGGCGAAATGGCATTCGTCGATCACGAACAGGGAGCCGAAACCCTGTTCGGGGTGCTTCCAGTCATCAGCGTAGTCATCGACGTGGGAGAACATCCGAGCATTTCGGACACCTTCAGAAACGGCTTTCTGTAGGCCCCTGCTGTTGCCTTCCCTGATTTCGATCAGTGGTCGAAAAGAGGCATCAATCCGGGCAAATGCCTCTATGTCAAGGGGCAGATTCGTGATGACCTTGCGGCCCTGTTCCAGTGCAGGGAGGATGTGGTAAACGGTGGCTTCGTAGGACTTGCCGCCACCTGGCGCACCGAGCAACAAATTGATCATGAGCCGAGCCTCACAAGGGGGATGAGCTGGAGCAGGAAGCGGATCAGGATTGCCGCCGTGATGATCTGGAAAGCAGTGCCCATGCCGGCAGCGGAGAGCACCTCCAGCACGTTACCCGGCAGCGTGCCGGCAGACTGCAATGAAGCAGTGACCCCGGACAAATCCAACGAGTTAACAGCGGATGACGCGAGGGTCATGAAGTTTTCGAGACACCAAGCGAGGAAATCTTTTTCAATGTCCCAGAGCGCAGCAAAAACAGCCTTAAAGAGGTTGCCGAACCATCCCAAAATTGACGAAAGTTTCGCCAGAATCGCATTCAGAAACGCTTCCATGTCATCCCCCAAAAATCAGAGCACGAGCCAAAAACAGAGCGCCAATAATCATCACGGTCCTGATGAAAGACCAGACGAAGCAGGGTAGGCCCACCTGACGCTCGCCGAAATTCCAGCGGCCCAAATCTAGGTTGATCCGCCAGACAGGGCAGCCGTGAGAGTCGCCCCAATTCGGCGCGAGCTGGGCCGGCAGAGACATAAGCGGAGACTGGCGCAATTCGGCAATTTTTGAGGACCAGACACCCGAGACACCGCCGGGATATTTGGGCTCATACAGGGACGGCTGATCGGGTAGAGAGGGATCAGAGACAGCCACACCGGAGCCGGTAGCCGATCCCGGCGTTGATGGGCTGGCCGTGCTGGTGCCAGTGCCTGTGCCTGTGCCTGTGCCTGTGCCCGCAGTGGTCGTGCTGGTGCTGGTGCTGCCGTAGTTGTTATTTACGGTGTTGTTGATCGTGCTGCTGCTGTTGCTGTTGGTGGTATTTGCGTTGTTGGTCGTGGTGTTGTTGGTCGTGTTTCCGCAATTTGTGGTGCAACCGCCGCCCGTGCCTGATGTGGTGCTGCTGGTGGTGCTGCTGGTGCTGGTGTTGGCCGTGGTGCTGCTGCTGGCCGTGCTGGTGCTGGTGCTACCTGTCGGAGTGCTACCCACAGGGGTATAACAAAATGGCTGACCATTCACAGAGCCTGCGACCTGCGGCAGTGTGCAGACGCCAGATGTCGGCATGGTGCTGGTGCCTGTGGGCGATGTGCTGGGCGTGCCTGTGGTGCTGGTGCCCGTGCTGGGAGACGTGCCGGTGCCAGTGCCGGGGGAGGTGGTAGTACTACCGCCAGAGGTGGCCGGTGGTGCACAAGATGCGCCGGAATACGTCGCAGTCCCGGAATACCAATAGGAGGCATGGCCGCCTAGAAAAATACTCAAATCCCGGTAAGAGACATTCGAGACAGTCATTGTGGCAACACAGCCGTTTGGCATACAAACAGGGCGAGTGCCGGAAGACGTCACGGTAACTTCAGTCGAAAAACTGTCAAATTCGATAACACCTAATCCCTGACCGTAAAGGCTCGGACAGATATTGGTTAATGGAACGCAGGCAGTGCCGCCATCGTTGCCAGTCTGTCCAGATGGGCAAGAACAAGTTTGCATGTCTGCCGAGAGCGTGGCACCAGTCGGGCACTGTTTGGCGGGACTGGTAGCGAGCCGGTCAGGGTTGGTATAACGCACGCCGGAACATGGATCAGCCTGGCCGTATGTGTCCATGCACATATTAGTGGACGAGCAATATTTAAGAATCCGGTCGTAATTCTTTGGCTGAGCACATGCATCAGCGGGGGAAGTAGTCCAAGGGAAATTGGACGAGAAACGGTAGGAGTCGCAAGGCTGGGGATTTTCCCAAGTGCCACACTGAAGCCGCGCATAAATGGGCGAGGCTTGAGAAAATGAGGAAACTAATAATAAAAAAGCAAAAAGTAAAAAGCGGTGAATTCTTTTCATCATGCCCCCTTGAGGCCGAGGACAAAGCAAAGGCCCCCCAGCCCACCTAGCAGAGCGATGACGGCCCAGAACAGGGCGAGGAGGGGAGCGGCGATCATGAGGGCTTACACCTTTTTCACGCCACGCTTGCCCAGGTCGATGCCCTTGAATGCCATGGCAATGCCAATGACGGCGACGCCGATGGTGCCAACGGCGGTCAGAACGGTGGAAAGGTCGATTGCTGCGAAGATTGCGGCCATTTTGAAACTCCTGTTTGGTGGTCTGGAAAATCAGGTTTACACCCCATTACCTAGCGCGCCGGGTAATAGGCTGGAAACTAAAAAAAATCAAATCTTTCGAATAGTTCCGACAAGAACACCGACGGCATAACCGACGACCCAGAGGGAGAGAACAGCGCCACAGCCGAATCCAAAGGTTTCCAGCACGCTGGCAGGTGTCACGCCGAGCACGGAAAGATCAAGAAGTGCCGCAATGTCAATCCAGACCTGATCGGCATACGGGCAGGGAATAAGCGCACTGGAGCAGGTCAGGACAAGCATTTGCGATACCTACGACGAAGCCAAATCAAGATAATCAAAAGCATTTTGATTATTCAGGATAATAATAATCATCCTCTGATGAATCATCACCCGTGAGAATCCAAGCAGAGGATTCACCGCATTCAGGGCAATTCAAATCATTATTCAAAAAATGATCAATGCCTTCAGAACTCAATTCATTATCGGCGCACCATTCAGCGGTAGCGGGAACGCGATCAGACAAATCACATGACCATTCACAATGTGAGCAGCGAATACCCATAATCAACTTTCAAAAGTGCATGTAATCGGCAGGGGTGCCGAGGCGGTCCAAATCGACAATGACGGGCTGGTCATCAAGGTCCGTGTTGTCTTCGAGCAGCTGGATTGCGTCCTCGACGTCAGAGACGACACCGCCGCCCGCGTGATCCAGAGAGACGACCCACTCAGGGACACCCGACGTAAGCGACGGGGCCAAAAATCGCCCGGTTGCACGGGACTGGATCAACAGGCGGGCCATGGTTTAGGCTTTCGAGGTGGCAGGGGATGCCGGAGGGGGGGATACGGGCTTGATGGCAATCAGGATCAGCTCTGTCTTGTCATCCTTCGTAGGGACAAGCTCAAATTCGCCCAGGGCCTTGACCGGGAAGGCGTCCGCATACGGCAACCAGCGCTCGAAAAGGCTGGCATCCTTGATCTTGAAAGGACGGGTTACGGAGCCGATAGCGCGACCGCTGGAGTTGTCTTTGACGTCCACCGTACAGTGGAAAGTGCAGCTCGAAAAATCGCGTCCTTCGTAGGTGCCGGCGCTTTCCTTGATGCCAAAAATGGTGGCTGGTGCTTGAAATTTCATGATGGTTTCCTGTGGCCCGGTTTTGGTACGGCTTACGCTGGGGATGGGCTAGCGCCCCAAGCCGTGGAATCGTTGATGCAGCGGGCAAAGGCCGCCGAGACTTCGACATTCGAAAATTTGGAGAGACGGCCCGGCAGCTTGGTGGCGCTGCACAGAGACAGGAATGCATCACCCATGTGAGCGAATGCGGCACTGATCGTTGGGCCTGCGACGTTGAGAGCCCAGCGCAAATTTTTGGTAACTTCGGCGTCAACTACGGCCAGAGGGAGCCGGCCCGCGCACTTGATGACTTCAGCGCCTGCACCTGGTGCAAGAAGGGCTAATTTTTGGGCGTGCCAGTCCGACGCGCCCGCGAAAAAATCAGCAGGTCGGCGGAGGATGTCCGAGGGCAAAACCCGAAGTTTGTTGCCGTAGCGCAGCTCAATGCGGGTCCATGGGCTGTTGGATTCCTCGCCGAAAAGCTGGTCGCCTTTTTCGTAAATATTGGTCTGCTTGCCGGCTTCCTTGCTGCCGAGGTAAAACGATCTTGAGCGCCCGTTTGCCCAGTCGCCGACGCAGTTTGATTTCAGGCGACGGCCCCCAGAATCACAGGCCCCGGAACGGTACTCAGCCATGACGCCATCCAGACCACCGGGAAGGCCGTGAAAAAAGTCCAAGGCCAGATCAGCGCGGGTAATGTCGCCCTTGCGGAGGTCGATCAGATCGGCCATGAGAGCCGCCCAGCCGTATTGCGCGAAGGTCGTGGCCATGCCGTACAAATTGACGTGCAGGGTGCGGGCTTGGGCGCTCTGGCGTGGGCTGCCACCGCTGGACAAGAAACCGACCCAGCCGACCTCAACGGCGTTGCGGAGGATGGGCAAACGGTACTTGTAAAAGTCGTGCCCTTTGGCCGCCTCGGTGGCGTGGGAGAAGTCAGAGCCCAAGACTTCGCAGACTTCGCGGGCCAGCTCTGCGGCTTGAGCGGCTGCGGCATAGTCGGCGTCTGGAAGCATGCCCAAAGAGCGCAGCAAGACGACTTGCCGATCAGTCGCGTCCCATGTGTTGTCAAGGATTACACGAGGTGCCCAAACGGCGTCAATGTCAGCGAGTGCAGGAGCGTCCCGGAGAGATACGGTAAAGCGGAGCCAGTCGGTGTGAACAAGGGTGCCGGTCTGTTGCCGCTCAGCTTCGAGACGGATTTTGATGGCCGAGCCATCAAGGACGAAGGAGGACTTAGCCGGGCGGGTCAT